ATCTTCAGACTCATCAACAGCCTGTACAGGTTCAGCTTTCTCTTCGGTGGCTTCCTCCTCAACTTCGTACTCTACTTTGTCGTCGCCATCTCGTACGGCTTCGACATCAACTTCATTCCAATCATCATCGGACATAGCCGATTCCTCCATAGTTTACGCCTATGAGGCGATGTTAAACATCGGATCAACATCCGAGGGGTCTTCAATCTTCATGATGATCTGGTCATCGTAAAGCATGATAAGGTTTACGCCCTTATATCGAAGTTTGTTCCCGTTCATCTTCCCGTAGCAGACAATGTCTCCTACCTGACACCACGGGCCGAGCGGGAACTTCTCGTCGTCCCGGTAGGCAAGATCACCGACAGCCAGTACACGGCCAACGGTGGTCAGGTAGTTGATGTCGTCCTTGAACGCGTCGGGGAGTATGATAGAGCCCTTCGTCTTGCCCTGAACTTTCAGAGGCCTGATGAGGAGTCGGTATCCGGGGATTGTGGGGAGCGGGGACGGGTCCACAATGTCTTCGTCCTGCGCCCAATCGGCATTACTGATAGCACCTGCCATCTTTGGTTCCATGACCATTAGTCGTCTTCTCCTTCCGCTGTACGTTTCTGGATTTGTGCGACCAAATCCTGACACCATTTCAATCCTGAGATGGTGCCGACGTATTGACGATAGGCAGAATAGTCCTCTGCGCCATTGGACCCAAGGAGTTTTTCGTACTCCGTAATCTGGTCTTCTATTTGTTTCTTGATGTCTTCGAAATACATAGGTTCTCCGTTACGTGGGGAAGACGGAATACTTAATTACTTACCTTTCTTAATCTGGTAAGTAGACTTGTCAGAGTTCCGAAGAACTTCACGTTCCGCACGGACACTGAAGTCGTTCTGCGGAATCTTGGCGGTGTCGCCGTAAGATTTACCTTTGCCTTTTGCCATTACTATTTTCCTTTGGGTTTACGAGCAGCCCCGAAGCCCTGCCCTGTTGGACGACATGCCTTGCCATACTTTGTTTTTTTAGCCATTACATTCTCCCATAAGTATTCATGATCTTGTCGCGGATGTTGTTGACTTGGCCGCCACTAGCCGCTCCGCCGGTCGCGGTAAACCTACGAGTGGTCTCGTTCATTGCGTCGTTAAAGCCGTTGTTCGGATTTGGCTGCCGACTTACATCAACTCGTTGCCTCATACGTGCCCCCGGAGTCTTATTAGGAATGGGGGCAAGTTTAGACCTAATCATAGACGTTAGTCTTTTGATTCCGGCTGGTCCTGAGTTTATAAGCCTATTAACTACACCAGCACTAATACCGGCTTGTGCTGCAAGTTTTGGAATAGCAGTCATAGGGATAAATGCAGAACCAAGGGCAAGAGCCTGATTTTCTCTGTCGCCTTCGACTAATCGTCCACGGCGTTCTGTGTATTCGCGTCCGCTTGGTCCGCTCATACGATCAACCATCCTGCGTTCTGCTTCTCCATCGCCGCTCATGAAAAGATCATAAGTATCTTCAGGAGTCATTCCGGTCCGTGGAAATACTTCGTTGGCTAACTGCGACTTCATCATGCGTGTGAAGGCTTCGTTCTGTGCTTCCGTCATTCCTTCGGGCCGACGAGTAGAAGGACTTTGAGACATGTCGCGCATAACCCTCATAGCATTGGCTTGTCCGGGCCTGTATTGAGCCATAGGTTCAATATCGGATGCACGAAGCGGTGCCATCTGACCGGCCATTAATCCGGCAAGACCTTCGTCCCGTTCAAGAATAAGGCGTTCAGCGGTTTCTGGATCAAAATCAGGACGGGCAACTTCAGGCAGAGATTCACGAGCATAAGCCTGACGAGGCGCGGCTGCTGGAAGTTCTTCAATTCCGACAGGTGTGCGTGGCGCAGTGTCGGGGGACGGCATTACTTCCATGGCTGCACGGGTGTCGTCAACAATCATATCGTCAGGAACAGGAGCAGGGACACCGTCCCCGGCATCGTCCATGTACTTTTCAAGAATATCGGCAACGCGGCTGTAGTCTTCTATTTCGCCCATCGATCCACGGGCAGATTCTACGTCACGGAGTGCGTTGTACAGGGCATCACCCGACAACCTGTCACCCGCCTCTGCGTAGAGTTTACGACCAAGGGCTTCACGACTTGTCGCCCGGTCACCTGCATCGCTGACCTGAGACAGCATTGCCATAATATCGTCTTGGATTGCCATGATTACTTTCCTGTCAAGTTTTGAAGTAGAAGATCAAACCGAGCCTCTTCCTGCTCTGAGAGTGTACTACGCGGAGAGTTGCTATCAAAACCGAGACTGCTACCTACTTGAGAGACAAGATCGCTGATGCCGCCTGATTCGGCAGGTGCTGCTGCGGCTTCAACTATATCGGATGCTAACTGCGGACGGGGTTTTGGTTCGGCATACGCACCTTCTGGTGCCGACATCGGGACCATGCCTACCTGTGTTCGTTCCATTCCGGGAATAAAATCAGGACGCAAACGACGTACGTTTTCAGATTTTTGCTCACCTGCAAGATAATCAGCAAACGCTTCATGACGGACGTTGATTGACGGAGTTTTGTCCTTAAAATCTCGAAGTTCTGCTTCCATGTCTTCAATATTAAGATTTGTTGCGGCAGTCCAGAAATTTTTATATTTTTCTGTGGGCTTTGAAATACCATACTGAAACGCAACTGAGGCAATAGGCGTTGCAAGACTTGCCGGTAAGCTGTCAAAAGGAATACCAGAGGCTTCTTCAAATTTTTTCTTTAGTGGTTGAAGTTCTTTTTCTTTGGTATACTCAGTTACCTGTCGTGCTTCTGGCTCTGTAAGAACCAGATTATCTGCAATGTCTTTTGCTGCCTGTCCAGATTTCCCAAAGTAAGGTTCTAACTTATCTATTAAGTTTTCAGGCAGTCCCTCAAAGTATTTTCTATTTTTACTTTTTAGGTCAACTCCCATTCCAATAGTTACGCCTGAATTTCCTCCGGGCCAGTGGCCGGTGGGTTTAAATCCTTCGGCAATTTCAATAAACTTGTAGTCTACGTTAGACATATCAGCCACCAGCGGCCTCTGACTTGGCAACATCAGCAAGAAGATCAATAAGCATCTCACGACGATTTTCTTCACGGTCAAGTTCTGCCTCCTCCTTATCCGACATCAGCTTGATACCGTCCTTCAGTGCAGACATGCGTTGCTGGTCTTCGCGAAGGTCTAGCTGACGATTTGTCGTTGCAATCTTGGCAGCGTCCTTGATGGCGTCCAGCTGAAGTTTCTCCTGATCAAGACGGAGACGTTCCTGATCAATCTGGACCAGTCGTTCCTCGGGACTACCCGCCGTGACAATCTGCTGATTCGCCGTGGCAACGCGGGCAGCAGCCTCTGCAATGATCTGGTCCTGCATTCCCTGCTGTACTGCCATCTGATACTGCTCGGGCGGAACCGTCTGGGCAACGACGCCCTCGATCTGTGTCTTGTACCGGAGCATCATGTGTTCGCGGATGTTGGCCTGAATGATCGGGGCAAACTGTTTGAAAGCCTCAGACGCACCCGCAGTCGGGTCGGACAGGAAGTTTGTCTTGACCTGAATGTGTGCCTCATGATCCTGTCCGGGGAAGGCAGCGATGGGCATTCCCTTCGTGGCATTCATGATGTCGGTCACCGGGTCTGCCGGTTGGGCATCCTGCTTCTTCGGAATGACCTGATCAATGTTCGGGAAGTCTGCTGCCTCAAGGACCTGTCGGATAAGTTCGGTGTTGTTGAATGTCCCCGGAGGCGTCTGTGCTGCCAGCTGAAGGGCCAGACTTGCCAAGGACAGTCGGTGGGCACGACTCGGGATGTTCGGGTCCGAGACGGGGAGAACGTCCACACGACCATCAAAATCCTGCTGGAAGATGTTCATGTCACCCTCCGGTGTGGCGTACGGGTAGCCTTTGACAGGGACAAACGTCTCATTGATCTGGGCCAGAATCTTGAACTGCTGACGCTGGGCATGGTGGAGACGCTTGTGGACTGCCGAGAAGAACTTGGCCGAGGCCTCGATCAGGGCCATGGTTGTCCCGACAGGTCCGTACCCGGACGAGTCGTTGACAACCTGATCGGTCTGATCGGCAAACTTTTCCGCCGCCCCGGAGACAAAGCCGAGCAGCTGGAAGAGTGTGTTGGATGGTTCCTTGTAGGGCAGGTTGACGATGGCCTTGTTCAGGTCCATGCCGAGTGCCTCTACTTCCTTGAACTCACCGGGGCTGATCGGGTCGTTATCACCGACAACCCGGACACCCTTCGCCTTGAAGCCGCCGGGAAGGTTGGCGAACTGACCGGCATCGACCAGCGCCCTCATGGCCGACGTTGCCGTCATGGTCAGGTTACCGATCAGGTGGATCAGGCCGAGACCGTAGAACCCGAAGCCGGGGACAAACCGGTAGTGAGTGAAGTGGATCATCTTCTCGGCGCGGGGATCATCTTCACGATAGTTGCGACGGAGGGACAGGACCTGACGCGAGGATTCCTCGACTGTCACGATGTAGGGATACGGCATGTCGTCGTCTTCGAGTTCGAGATAGACATGCTGTTCGAGAAGGGTGTACTCCGGGTCTTCGGAGTTGTTACCGGTGAGTCCCATGATCTCGTCAATCTTGGACGAAATCTCATTGTCTGATCTGTTACTGTCCGGATTGTCCGACAGGTCTTCGACATCACGGTACATTCCTGCTGCGATGTCACGGCGAATATCGACCGGCGACTTGTAGATGATGTGGGTGTAGCGGTCTGCACGACGCAGGTCAGTTGCCGAGTAGTTTACATAGAACTGATCAATCGGGATATGCTCGGCAGTCGGTCGTTCCAGACCGCCGTCGTAGTACATCTTGACGATTGCAGAGCCGACAATAGGGAGATGGAACAGCATCCGCTCCATCTCGTCAAAGTACTCGGGCATCATCTCGGTCAGTTCGTAGTTCATGAACCGGCGGACACGGTTGGACTGCTGGACAATACGGGAGTCAGGATCACCGATGATCTGTGTGCGGACAGGACCGTTGGCGGGGAGAATCTCCTGAGACGCCTTCGACTGGAACTTGACTGCCGACTCGATGATCAGCGGGTGTGTTGCTGCACACGATCCGTCGAATGCCGTCCCGGTCTCCTCAAACTTCAGGCCGAGCAGGTCGAGGCCACGGGTCAGTGTCTCGTCCCATTCGGAGCGGCTGTCCTTGTCTGCCTCGAATCCTTCGATGACACGTTCTGCAATGTCCGACAACTCGTCGTCGCCAAGATACTCGGCAAGGTTGGCAAAGTGCGGGATTTCTATTTCTGCCACGACTTCGTCCTGCATAGACACCATGAACGCCATGTCGTCGGGCGACAGACCTGAAAGGTCCCCACCTTCGACTTCCATTTCAACTTCGGGGAGACCGTCTTCCAGTTCAATACCCGGAGGAAGCATCGGGCCATAATTTTCAACGAGTGACATTAGATTGCCTTCGGTTCGTGGTTATAGGGATTGCCTTGGGAATTATACGGGTGGTCAGGGCAGTACCCAATAACCGCCGCGTTTCTTTCGAGGCTGGTCGTCTTCCCACTCCGGATCGTCGGGGTGTTCGACTCGCCATGAGTCCTTGACGTAGAGGACTGCCATTG